TGGCCACCCGGATCTGGTCGGTCAAGATCAGCCTTAGAACTGTCAAGATCGGGATAAGAAGTAGCACGATTCGTAGTATTACGGGCACTATGTCCGCTTTGTAAAGGCTGGGTGAGATCCGTGACTGGCTACAACCAGGACGAACGCAACTGGGCGATGTGGCGTGAGTGGATCACGGGGACCACCCAGGCAGCGATCGGGCGCCGGTACGGGCTCACACAGTCCCGGGTAAGCGAGATCCTTCGCGAGCTACAGCAGTCCATGCCGAAGCCCACCAGAGACGAACTGATCGCCCGGGAAGCGGCCTTCCTGGACGACTTGCGTCGTCAGGTGATGGACCTGACGGCCAGGGAAGGTGCCCCGGTGACCGCGGGGAAAGATGGCATGGTCGTCCGGGACCCTGAGTCCGGCGAGGTGGTACGGGACTACTCCCTGCGGCTGGCTGCCGCCCGGGAAGGCAGGGAGCTGAACAAGCGGCTGGCCACGCTGCTGGGGCTGGATGCCGCCCAGCGCGTGGACGTCACCGTGATAGCGGCATCGGCGGAAGCCGAGCAAGCGGCAGCTGAAGCGGCTGCCTATCTGGCGGAGGGAGGACAGACCGGATGATCGCGTTTCTTTGGCCGTACTGGGAGATCCTGTGTGGCAGGTACTGGAGTGGGCCCACACTCTGATAGCCTGTACATGCACGCTTTTGTGCGGGGCTACACCGACTGAGGGGGCATGATGGCTGATGGATTCCATGTCGGATCGCGCGACGACAGCGACGGACGATCGCACTCGAACGGGTGGAACCCACCGCGCGACGACCCGCCGCCGCCGTCCGTTTCGCCGAACACCCCGGACCGCGGGACGCGCGGCATCGTCCGGGCGCGCGGCACGGGTCGATCGGAGCGCCGAAGGTAGCGTGTCCGGGTTCCTGCTTTGGGCATTCCTTGCCCTGGTGGGCGGGTACGTGGCGTTCTTGATCGGTGAGGCGATCACTCTCACCGTGCTGGTGAAGTAGGTACGGGCGGGGCCGGTTGCCGGCCCCGCCCCTTTCGCAAGGGAGCATGTGGTGTCATGGTTGATCATGTGGGCGGGAATCGGGACGATCGGGCTGGGGCTGGTGCTGACCGGGTACGCCTTGCTGCTCTGGGAACGCCGGTCGACCCGGGTCGTTTCGGTGGAGAGTCGGTGCGGGTGCCTCGGTCGCGGGACCGTATACCTCGGTTCCGGGTGGGGGAGATCCGCAAGCAGATCACGGATGGTCCGATCTGGCTCAACTACGGTCAGGCGGTCACGGACTACGCCATCAGGGTCCTGGAAAAGGCGCTGATGGATGCGGAAGCTGAGCTGACAGAAGCCCAGTGCGCGGTGACCATCGCTCAGGGACACGTTGCCGGTGTGCACGCGCTGATCGAGGAAGCGTCGGGGTGGGGCGCCACGAAGCGCACGGACGAAGCGTTGCTGGCACAGTTCCGGAGTTCCGTGTCCGGGCGGGGCCAGGCCCCGCCAGCCGAGCACGGTGGGACGTACGAGAAGAACCACGACTTCCAGGAAGACCAGGGCATCGCCCCGGGCGTGTGCGGGTGCGGCGCCGAAAAGGACTCGCCGCTGCACAAGACGCCGGGGAAGGTGGACGTTCAGGTCACGAGTGAGAAGTACAGCACGTACCACGACTTCGACCCGTGCAGCGCGAGCATTTCGCACATTTGCGGGTGCGGCGCCATGGAGGAAGCCACGGTTCACACCAGGGGGTCAGGGTGAATAGGCGTCGCGTGAAGTTCGCCGTGCACCGCCATTCCTGGGGCCTGCCGGTCGCGTTCAGGTACGACTTCCCGTGTGACTGATGGGTGGTCAGCGTGTTCTGCTTCCACTGGGGATTCTCGGTCGAAGGTGTGGAGTGGGGATTCTGGCGATCGATTCACAGTGGCATCGTGGATGGCCTTCATCGGCTCTGGATCTTCTGATGACTGCGCGGGACCTGCTGGCCAGCGTGGGTATCGGCACCATCATGTACGTGCTGGTTCGGCTTGGTCAGCTCACGGGCCGATGGATGTTCGGTCCGCGGAACCGGAAGGGTTGACATGGCGAGGTGGGATGCGGGGTGGCATCGGCGCCTTCAGGCGTTGATTGCTGACCTCGCATTCCGCCCGATCCATGACCAGGCACCGATCCGTCGCGCGCTGGCACGGGATCCCGTGGCGTTCGCGATCCTGTATCTGAGACACCACCTGAAAGACCGTGACGGGAACATGTCGTTCAGCGAGGCCCACTACGCGTGGGCCTCGCACGCGCTTACCTGGGCGGACGGACCGCCGGTACGGCCCATGCAGGACCGGCATGCGTTCATCGCGCCCCGGGAGTGCGGGAAGTCGACCTGGTGGTTCCTGATCCTGCCGTTGTGGGCCGCCGCGAACGGGCACGTCAGGTTCGCGGCGGCATTCGCTCACAGCGCCAGCCAGGCTGAGCTTCACCTGAAGACATTCAGGGCGGAGCTGGACAATAATGCCTTGCTCCGCTACGACTACCCCGATCTCTGCCAGTCGAAGCGCAAGCCGTCCAGCGGTGCCACGGTCAGCGACAACGCCGGCATGTTGGTTCAGCGGTCAGGCTTCGTGTTCGCTGCCCGGGGCGCTGACAGCGCCACGCTGGGCATGAAGGTGGGCCCGTTCCGGCCGGACCTGCTTCTGCTGGATGACGTGGAACCGGATGAGGCGAGCTACAGCAAGGATCTTGCGGTCAAGCGCCTGGGCACGATCGTCGATGCGATCTTCCCCCTGAATGTGTACGCGCGCGTCGTCATGGCCGGCACCGTGACGATGCCGGGCAGCATCATCCACCAACTGGTCAAGGCTGCCGCTGGCCAGGAAGCCGAACCCTGGGTGGCTGAGCAGGAGATTCAGGCCCACCACATCCACCCGATCATCCGGGATGACGATGGGGTGGAGCGTTCCGTCTGGCCTGAGAAGTGGCCCCTGGACTTCCTGAACAAAATCAGACACACGCGTGCGTACGCGAAGAACTACGACAACGACCCGATGTCGCGCGAGGGCATGTACTGGCTGAAGCAGGACTTCCGGTACGGCCGGTTGGACGCGCCCACGCGGTGCATGCTGGTGGTAGACCCCGCGGTGACCGCCCGGAAGACCTCGGACTACACCGGGCTGGCCGTGGTCCGCTGGCAGGGCCCGGAGTTGCTGAACGGCAGCCGGGTGCCCACGAAGCAGCGTCCCGGGACGTGTGAGATCACGTGGTCGATCGGGGTCAAGCTCACGGGCGCCCCGCTCCGCCAGTACGTCGCTGAGCAGGTGCTCCCCAGGTTTGAGAACATCCGGTACATCCTGGTGGAGACGAACCAGGGGGGTGACCTCTGGGCCGCTACTGGGGGAGTGCTCCATGGACTGGGTGTCCGGGTCGGTACGCACTGGGCATCTGAATCCAAGGAAGTCCGGTTCGGCCGGGAGCTTGACCACTGGCAGCGCGGCAGGGTGCTGCACGCCGTGGCCATGCCGATGATGGAAGAACAGGCGATCGGCTTCCCCCGCCACGCGTACGATGACGTCATTGATGCTGCGGTAGCAGGAGTGCACTACTTCCTCACCCGCCCCTATAAAACGACGAAAGTCACGGAACGGTCGGAGGTTTACGTATGATTGTCGACCTGCTTCAGGGGTGGGCGGAACTGGAAGATGCTGCCCCAGGCTACGACAAGGCCATGTCCCAGTATGACGGGACGTACGGCGAGGTATTCACCTCACCGCGTATTCAGGCCGTCATCGGTGCGACCGGCGAAGAATACCCATTCAACCTGGTGAAATTGCCCGTGGCCGCGGTGGCCAACCGGGTGAAGATCAAGGCGGTTACCGTACCGAACGGGAAGCCCCAGACAGACCGGATCAGCGAGATCTGGGAAGCCAACGACCTGGACGTATTGTACCCGATCGTGCTGCGACGGACGTTCATCTTCGGGGACATGTACGTCTCCGTGTGGCCGATCCTGCCCGATGTCGTGGTGTCACAGGAAGGCACTCCTGAGCCTGCCCCGGATCAGGCCCAGCTTGCCGCTGGTGTTGAAATCGCCATGCATGACCCGATGCACACCCGGATCATCTACGACTCGGAAACGCATCGTCGTAAGCAGTTCGCCATCAATCGCTGGTCGGTTCCCACCAGTGGCGGTAAGACCGTCTGGCGCGTCAATCTGTATTACCCGACCGGGATCGAGCGCTGGATATCGGTTCCGGATGGGAAGATCAATGAAGCGTCCGGCTGGACGATGTACCTGGAACCGGATGAGGATGAGGCAACCTGGCTTCAGCCGAATGAGTCCGGGGAGATCCCGTTCTTCCACTACCGGACGGATCTGCCGTACGGGCGCCCGGAACACAAGGACGGGTACGGCCCCCAGAACGCCATCACGAAGATGCTGATCACGATGGTAACGACCTGGGACGGCCACGGGTGGCCCCAGCGGTACAAGCTGACGGACGCTGGCGCTGAGCTTGACCAGGCTGGGGATGCCCCGGACTGGGACGACGACGCGAACGCTTCGACGATCAGCCCTACCGGGATGGCCGGCGTACCGTCCAGCCAGCGCACCGGACCGGGCACGATCATGACGTTCACCGGGACGAAGCAGGTAGGGCAATGGGATGCCGCTCAGCCGAGCGTGTACATCGACCCTACGGAGCTGTTCGTGCGGCTGATGGCCACGCTGACCGAGACGCCGTTGCACTACTTCGACCCGTCCGGCGACGTGCCCAGTGGGGAGTCCCTGAAGGTGGCAGACAAGCCGCTCCGGGACCGGGTGGAGTGGTTGACCACCATCCTCCGGGGGCCGATCGTCGAGACGTGGCGGTACGTCCTGGACGTCCTGGGGACGCCGGTCGAGCGCGTCACGGTGACCTGGGCGCCGATCGACACCGCGTCCTCCCTGGACGACTGGCAGACGGTCAAGGCGAAGCAGGACGCCGGCGTGCCCCAGGATCAGACCCTGGTGGAAGCCGGGTACGCGCCGGAGCAGGTGGGCACCTGGCTGGACTCCCAGGCTGAAGCGATGGATCTCACCCACCGGGTGACCCTGCTGAACGCGATCGGCGATGCCCTGACGAAGCTGGGCGCTGTCACCCAGCTGGGCTTCCTGGATGAAGCCGAACTGGCCGGCATCGTCGCGCGCATCCTGCCCCAGGCTGCCCCAGCTAAGGACCCGAACCCGGCATGACTCAGCCGCGCGACGAACAGGAAACCGTGGCGTACGAGAACGCCACGGTGGAAACCGTGACGGGCGAATTCGCGGCATCGATGGCCGCAGCGTCCGCCACGGTCCTGGGTGCGTGGCTGGCTGCCAACCTGGTCACCGGGGTGGTACCGGCTGAGATCCTGGCCCTGATCCGGCGGGTGTACAGCCAGATCCGCCCATCGATGGGGCAGGCTCTGTCGGATCGGGTAGACCGCGGTATCGCGATTGGCGCGCGCCAGGCCCACCGGATCACCGGGGCCACTGGGGGAGCACCCGGTGCCGCACAGGATGTGAGCCTGGCGCGCGTGGTGGATCATATCGACACACGTGCATCGATGCGCGTCCAGCAGGCCGTCAAGCTCAGTCGGGTACTGGACATCACACAGCGCCAGAACGTCATGCTGGTGACGTCCACCGCGCACCGTGCGGTCACCACGGCCCAGGCTGACACCGCGTGGGCGGCCAGCCGGGCAGTGTCGGAAGGCGTGGCAGCGGGGGCGATGGCCGCTGGCGCCGATCTCATCTGGATGGCGGAACGGGATGCCTGCCTTCACTGCCTGGCCCATGCCGGGCTGTTCGTGCACCCTGGGAACCTCTTTCCCACGGGTGTCAGCTTCGATCCGAAGGGGTCGAAGCTTCCCGCCGTGCCTTACCCACCGCTCCACCCGCACTGCCGATGCCGAATCAAGGTGTTCGATCCGGACGACCTGGTGTTCGCCGAATCTCTCCGGAGAGAGGCAGAGCGATCGGTGGCGCGGGGATTCAGCAACTACGCCTCACGGCCCCGCCGTGTGGCCGCCGCTGGGGCAGTGGTGGCTACCAGCCATCGGCTACCAAAGACCGTGCTGGCGCGCGCTGCACGGGACGTGAAGCTCGGTAGCTTCAGCGGACGTCATAATCAACTCGTACCCCAGGCCGCACCTGGACGACCTGGCGAAGTGCCCGCCCGCATTCGAAGGAGGCCCACACCGTGAGCGCCGGAGCCATGCCCC